TGCTCTGGCATTGCTGTCCGCTCCAGCGATGGCAGCACAGAAATATCCGCTGGTGCTGAATTCGCTGGGTCAATATCAACAGATCCAACCTGGAGATGAATTGATCATCAACGCGGGCACGACTGGCGCTGCCCCGATCAATATCCCGATTGGCGTCGCTCCTACAACTCCAACCGATGGTGACATCTGGACGACCACGGCTGGTCTCTACGCGCGCATCAATGGGGTAACTCAGGGGCCGTTCAGCAATACCACGGGCACGGTCACGAGCGTTGGTCTGTCGCTGCCGTCGATCTTCACGGTAACGGGCTCTCCGGTCACATCATCCGGGACACTCACCGGAACGCTCGCCAATCAGGCAGCGAACAACGTCTTCGCTTCGCCTAATGGCAGTACGGGCGCTCCCATATTCCGCGCATTGGTTCCGGGTGATTTCACCAGCCAATCCGCTAATACATTCCTCGCTGCGCCCAATGGTTCGGCGGGCATTCCGACGTTTCGCTTGCCGCTTATCGCCGACATTTCCAATCTCGGAACGGGCGTTGGTACGGCTCTTGGAGCGGCAGTAAGCGGTTCCGGATCGATCGCCCTCACGACGTCCCCGGTATTCACAACCCCCAACATCGGCACGCCGAGCACTGCGGTATTGACCAATGCGACGGGCCTTCCTTTGACCACGGGCGTCACGGGAATTCTCCCCGTTGCCAATGGTGGTACAGGCGTCAATGCTTCTTCTATCGCAGCGAATTCGGCCTTTATCTCACCCAATGGATCGAGCGGCGCACCGACATTCCGCACACTGACCACGCAGGACGTGTCTCTAGCCGTCTCGCATGTGGTATCCAATACCGCTCTTTCCGCTCTTCCCTCCACTTATGGGAGGGTACAGAGGGATGGTTTTGCCGCAGCGGGGGATGCCCCGATCGCTCTTTATAGGTCAACGGGTTCCGCTTGTAGCTTGAATGCGGGTGCCGGCGATGGAGGCCTTCAGATTCCGACCTCCGACAGTAAATGCTGGGTGATCTCGCCTCAGGTTCAATATGATGTTCGGCTATGGGGCGCGAAGTGCGACGGATCGACCAATGACAGCGCGGCTTTTGCGGCAGCGGTTGGCGCGATGTTGACGCTCAAGGGAGGTATCGTCTTCGTCCCCTCGACCGGTGCAACCTGCCTACTCAACACCGGAATCCAGCTTCAGAACAACACGACACTGGCGGGCATCGGTCAGACCTCTTGGCCGGGGCCAGACGGAACCGTGGCGCAATATGCTGCCTCCGGTTCCTGGATTCAGTGCGCTGATACGACTAATCCTTGTGTCAGCACCTCGACCGGTGACATCATCCGGGATCTGAATTTCATCTATAACCAGCCTACCCCGCCGAGTAGCGGAAGCTGGACGCCTACGACATTCCCATACACGATCCTGATCACGAATTTCTCCAACTTTGTCGGTGTTGATAACGTCGGTATCGTCGCAGCCACACATTGCATAGATTGGGAGGGACCGTCCTCAGGCGTATCTGGCCTTTACAGCTATCTCCGCAATATCTGGTTCAATGGTTGTTTCATTCGGGGAACCCTGTTCCATAACATCGATAATACCGTTCATATGGAAAACCTTAGGTACACACCATGGTGGTACACCGATAAGCCCCCTGTGGTGACATTCGAAGAAGCTAATAAGATCGATTGGGATATCCAGTATCTCGCCAATGCCCAAGCCACAGGAATTGAGTTTTATGAGAGCCTAGCGGCCATCAAGCTCACGGATAGCACGGTGACCGGGGGCTTTGGTCCCGTGACCTTCGCCGCCAATGAGCTTCAGTTGACCAACATCCAGTTCAACGAAGTCTGTCAGGGCATGATCAATGCCTCGTCCACCACACACAGCAGCGCTGTGATGACGAACGTCATTGCCTACGGTGATACTGCGACAAACTGCCCGTCTTCGCATCAGTATTTCTTCGACATGAACAGCGACAATTCCGACTGGCAGATTGTCAATCTGCGGGCGGGCGATCTCCAGAGCGTGGCTCGCGTCGGCGCGGGTGCGAGTGGATCGCTTCGCATGTTCATGCCGCGTGTGGCTGCCTATAGCTTCTTCACGACCGGTAAAGAGGCGTTCAGCGTCAACACCGGTGCCACGCTCTCTGTCCCGGATGGGTTTTCCTACATCAAACCGGCGGCGAGTGCGGGTGCACTGATTGCCGGAGCCAATACCGTCAATTTCAACATTGGGGCGACCAACGGTGCCGGATCGTTTGGCACTGTCGCGCTAGGGGCTGGTTCGGCTGGTGCTACTGGTTCCATTCAGTTCTATTCGCCTACTGGCACACGTCAGGGTTTCATCGGTAATAGCACGACCGGTAACGTCAATATCGCGACCGATGGCTCTACGCAGATCCAACTTAGCGGTAGCGTTCTCGCCGCTAGTCTCGTCACCTCCTGTACCAGCCAACCTACCGGAACACTCTGGAAGAATGGCACTGCTGTGAATGTCTGCCCATGACCACACCCATTCCCCTAACCTATAACGGCTACGTCTCCCAGATCGCCAATCTCGCGGTCATGACGACGCAGACCATGAGTGGCGTGGTGTCGGGTGTTGATGCGTCGTTCAATACCGCATTGCTGTCGGCCTTGAACTATGCCGAACTGCGCATTCAGCGCGACCTCGACCTCCTGCCCTCGCTCACCAGCAACAATTACAATATCACCGCTGGCAGCAATCAGGTCTCGATCCCGGTCGGAGATTTCGTCACCATCCAGACGCTCAGCATCTCGGGGAATCCGCTGTCTCCGGTCAGCAAGGAATTCATCCAGAACGTCTACGGAACATCGGGCATCACGGGACAGCCGGCCTATTTCGCGATGATCGGCGGGGACAATGCGGGGGGTAATACCTCAAACAACATTCTGTTCGGTCCCTATGCCGATGCAAACTATGCGATATCGGCTTTCGGAACGGTGCGGCTGCCCTCGCTGAATACCTATGCCAATCAGGCTCAGGCGAATGTGGGGACGACTTGGATAAGCACATGGGTTCCAGATATGTTGATCGAAGCCTCACTTATAGTTATATCTCAATTCCAGCGCAACTTTGCAGCTGGTAACGACCCTGATAGTGCGGCCTCATTTGAGGCAAATTATCAATCGTTACTGCGTAATGCGTCAGCAGAAGAATATAGAAAAAAATTCCAAGCCGGGGCATGGTCTTCGCAGAGCTCAACACCTTTGGCGACTCCTGGAAGATGAAAACACAAAGGAATGATTGTTATTTATATGAACACGTCCGTACTGACACGGGCGAGGTTATATATGTCGGCAAGGGATGTGACCGACGTGCTTGGAATATGAATAACAGAAGTAAGAAATATCTTGATCTCATTGCGGAGCTTAAAAAGCTAGGAATCAAGATTGATGTTAGGATAGTATGCTCTGGCCTTTCCGATGACGAAGCTTACCAGAAAGAGATAGCCCTGATCGCTAAGCACAGATCAGAAGGATCTCCTCTTGCCAATGTCGCCAAAGGTGGAGGAAAGGGCGGCGGCTACGTCATGCCGGATGAATGGAGGAAAAAAATATCTGCCGCGAAGAAAGGAAAGCCCGTTCCGGCTTTACGCGGTAGAAAAATGAGTGATGCGAACAAAAAGCGATTAAGCGAGGTGCACACCGGTAAAAAACTAACCGATTGGCATCGCCGCAAACTCAGTGAATCACAGCAAAGGAGATGGGAGAATCAAGAGGCCCGCGATAGGATGGCGGCCGTCAAGATAGGTTTTAAACAACCTCAGAGCGCTATAGATAAGCTACGCGTTCATACTACAATGATGATGAGTGACCCAACGCACTTAGATAAGGTTAAAAAAGGGGTTAAGGCGGCATGGGACGACCCAGAAAAAAGGGCTAGGATCGTGGCCGCACAGATTGAAGCCGCGGAGAGGAAGAAAAAGCCTCTAGTTTGCCTTGACGATGGAAGGAGGTTTCCTTCTGCCAACGAGGCATCAGAATTTTATGGCGTTGAGAGAAGGAATATTAGCGCTGTCTGCATAGGAAAGAGAAAGCGTGCCGGAAAATTGCGTTTCGCATATGTAGAGGCTGCCTGACGTGCCTCATGCCACTGTCCGCCTCAAGCCCGGAACGGACACGACTGCCACGCCAGTTTTGAATGAAGCTGGCATAAGCGTCTCGAACCTGATGCGGTTCTTCTACGATCGCGCATCAGGCGCTCTCGCCCAAAAGTTGGGCGGCTGGTCGCGTTACGTGCAGCAAAAGACCGCTTCTATCACCCGAGCCTTATGGGCATGGGAAGACACTAACGGCGTATCCCACCTCTCCTATGGCACACAGACGATCTCAGGCCGGGCGACGTTAGGCGTCATCACCAACGGCAACACGCAGGACATAACCCCTCGAACGACGACCAACGCCGCTGCGACGATCACCGTGTCCTCTACAGCGGGTAGCAGCTACGTCACGATAACAGACACGACCGTTACCGGAATCACCAACTACGATAGCGTCTACATCGCTACCCCGATTGCGATTGGTGGATTGGTCCTGTTCGGCTTTTACCCGACCGATCCGAATGGTTTCATCGCCCCAAGCAGCTACACGGTCCAGGCTCTCGACGTGCTCGGCAATCCGGTGCTCGCGACCTCCACGTCCAGTTCGGGCGTCACGGCCAAGATAACGGTGGTGTCCGGGTCTCCGGTCGTCACCATCACGCTTCCTGTTCATGGAAAGACGGTGGGCAGCACCTTTACGGTTCTCGTCTCCACCACAGTCGGAGGCACAATCTTCTATGGCGATTATGTCGTACAGACCGTGGTGGATGCGAACAACTTCACCATCAATGCCCCCACCACGCCTAGCTCGTCGACCAATGCATTTATCAATGGCGGCAATGCTTATTACATCTACTCTTTCGGTGTCGGCTCCATTCCCTCAGGTACCGGATATGGAATTGGGGGATACGGTCTGGGGGGATATGGAAGCGGGACAGCCATCATTCCGGCCACTGGCTCCCCCATATCTGCCTCCGATTGGGTGCTGGGAAACTGGGGACAAATCCTGCTCTCCTGCCCGATCAACGCATCATCGATCCCCTACCAACCCATCTACCAGTGGGACCCGCTATCTGGTTCTCCCACGGCAACCGTGATTCCCCAAGCCCCGCCGGTCAACGATGGGTTCTTCGTCGCGATGCCCCAGCGCCAGATTATCGCTTGGGGTTCGAGCTTCGACGGCATCCAAGACCCGCTATTGGTGCGTTGGTGTGACATTGGAAACTTCACTGTCTGGGCGGGACAGGTCACCAATCAGGCGGGCTCCTATCGTATCCCGCGCGGTTCCAAGATCGTCGGTGGCATTCAGGGACCACAACAGGGCCTGCTCTGGACCGATCTTGGCGTCTGGGCAATGCAGTATCAGAGCCTGCCCTTCGTCTACGGATTTAACGAGCTGGGATCGGGCTGTGGGTTGATCGCCCGCAAGGCCGCAGGGACACTTGGGGGTGTGGTCTATTGGATGGGACCGTCGCAATTCTACGCGCTGGCAGGCGAAGGGGTGCAGCCTGTTCCCTGTCCGGTGTGGGATGTGGCTTTCCAAAACCTCGACCAGAACAACCTTCAGAAGATCCGGGTCGCGGTCAATTCGCGCTTCGGTGAGATAGCCTGGTACTTCCCCTCGCTCCAAGGAGGGGGAGAGGTCGACAGCTACGTCAAGTTCAACCCAGCGCTCAATGCATGGGATTATGGCAAACTCGGCCGCAGTGCATGGGTGGATCAATCCGTGCTCGGTCCCCCGATTGGGGCAGATCCGGTCTCGCTCTACCTTTACCAGCACGAAACATCGCCCGATGCCGATGGACAACCTCTCCTCGCCTCGATCCAGAGCGGCTATTTCGCGATCGGCGACGGAGATTCTATGACCTACGTGGATCAGGTCTTTCCCGATATGAAATGGGGCTACTTCGCGGGTAACCAGAACGCGACGGTCAACATCACATTCTATGTCGCGGATTACCCCGGTCAGACACCCAAGGTGTTTGGGCCGTACGCGGTGACACAGCAGACAACGCTCATCTCTCCGCGCTTCAGAGGTAGGCTAGTTTCAATAGGCGTATCGAGTAACGACGTAGGTACATTCTGGCGGCTAGGCGGAATTCGCTACCGCTGGAATCCGGACGGTCGGTTCTGAGATGGCATCGCTTACAGACATCCTCTCAGCCCTGCAAAACGGTGTCGTCGCGATCAACACGCTCGCTGGACGAACCTCAGGTCTGTACAACAACCTCGCGATCGCCTCGCTGTTTCAGGGGCCGGTCACCACCTCATATACGGTGCTCTATACCTCTGCCAGCAACTCCGCGAGCCATATCGACGACATATTGTTCTGCAATACCACAGGTTCGGCGATCACCATCTCCATGTCGATCGTCGCGCCGGGTGGAACCGCTTCGGCATCGAATGCAATCTTCTTCGGCCTATCGATTCCCGCTAACTCGACGCTGACATGGACAGGTCGTATAATCGTTCCGGCCGGCTATACGGTGCAGGCTCTTGCTTCGGGCGCGGGTCTGACACTCACGATTTCCGGTGGCACGAGCGTTTGAGGATAAGCAGATGGATGCGGTCAAGAATGCTCTGCGAATTGCTCGGAAACCTCGCGCTTCTGGCGGTTCCGTTACCGTTACACATGAAGGGCCGATCAACAGTGCTGTAGCCGGAAGGACCGATCATCTTAAACTGACGATTCCCAGCGGGTCGTACATCATACCTGCCGATATCGTCAGTGCATATGGTGAAGGTAACACACCAGCAGGCTTCA